CACCTATAAACAAAAAGGAAGACACGCTGGTGGTGAAGGTAGTTATACTACGTTACCTAACTCTAATAAAGAAGTGGATTTTATTACCACTACTAGCACAAAGACAAAGACACTATCACTAATAAAGGATGACTGCGTACAATGTTCAGCGGAACTAGAACCGTTGGTAGGAGGTAAGGCAGGAAAGCTGTCACCAGTAACTGGTTATAACTGTATTACTGGTATTAACATTCAGTCTTTAGGTGTTATCACCAATGTTAGTGGGTTTAAATGTTTAGACTGGTCAACAAAGCCTGATATTTACCTTAAGGACTTGAATTTTACAAGCAAAGTGTCCAATGTAACCTATGAAGTATATAAGAAGATTAAAGAGCAATCTGATGAAGTTCTATCTACGGCTTACTGTACTTTCAGAGGACTAAGTGCAAAACAAAGAGTAGTGCAAGCCATCAAGGACAGTAAGCAGTATGACAGTACATTGTATGAACAGATATTGCTTATGTCTAAGTCGTTCTCAAGTAAAGAAGTACAACAGTACTTAAAGATTGTGTTGTTAGATGCTATGGCTGTCTACATCGAAGTATATCGTATGAGTATTGATGATAACTACTATACTGCGTTGACTTCTGTAGATATGCTGACAATGATTAGAAATACACAATCTATTATAATGTGGTTTGAGTATAAAAACCAGATACATACTGATAATATAGAGTTTGACTTCTATAGCCTATGTTTAGAACTAAGGAAACTAGAGAAAGTACTGACAGAAGTAAATAAGTATATTGTATCTTACTTGTAGGAGGTGGAATGATGGGACTATCATCAAAATATGTTATACATACTGTTGGTCCAGGTGACACTATACAGTCTTTAGGACAGCTATATAATGTAGAATGGACTCAGATTGTGTCTGTAAATGGGCTAGAATACCCTTTTATTGATGATGACATGTACATTAACGAAAATCTTAACAACGATTTTGTAGCTAAGGTTGGCAGTAAGCTCATCATCCCGACTAATGACATTGATATTCCTGTAAAACACAACAACACATCTGAGGAAGTTGAAAACTATGCGTTTGGAGCTGACTTAGACATATACTCATTTAATGAGTCTCCTGTTTTAAGCTTGGAAGAGGTTGGTGAGTTATCTGATGATAACCACGGAGATGTATTGGTTTGTTCAGGACTAAAAAACCTTAGACAGCAACTGATAACTAGGCTAGGAACTCCTAAAGGAGCTTTGTTGTTACATCCAGAGTTCGGTAGTAATATTACAGACTACATCGGAAAAAGAATGACTACAGAGCTACTTACTAAAATCAAGCTAGAGGTACAAGAGTGTCTACTTAGTGATTTTAGAGTATCTGGTGTCAGTAATATAACTGTCATCGGTAAGGACTCCTCAATCTATATAGAGTGCTTTATACAACCTATTGAACCATATGATTCTAACATTAGAATTAGTCACACATTTACAAGTTAAGGAGGTGCTGAATGGGATTAAAAATTAAGTCTATGCATGAGGTGTTTAACAACCTTATGGAATGGATAACAGCAAAAACAGATAAAATCACTGACTTCAATGTAGGTTCTGCTATTAGAACGCTTACTGAAGCCATAGCTATTCAATTTGAGGAGTTCTACTTTAGCATGAGACAAAACATTGTGTATGCTATAGAAAATTCTGTATATTCCTCATTTGGATTTAACTTAGAACTTTCAAAAGCTTCAACTGGGTATGTAACAGTTACCTTTGAAGAGCCTTTACCATCTCAGCTCACTTTTCCTAAAGATACCATATTTTGTACCAGCTCAGTGTACGGATTTATTTACTTCCACTCTACTGAAGAAATTACCGCAGGAAAGGGATTCAAAAATGTGTTAATTCCTGTTAAGTGTAAGTCAGACGGAACTATTGGTAACGTGCCTAGAGGTGCAATTACTACAATTGTTACTACGAACTCAATAATTAAATCAGTGGAAAATACTACTGACTTTACTAATGGGTCTGATGAAGAAACCTCAGCTGAAAGAAAGAGAAGATTCCAGAACTATGTTAGGACTCTAGCTAGAGGTACGAGAGACGCTATAATGTACGGTACACTAGAGGTAAGCAAAATTACTGGTGCCTACGTGGATGACTCATACATAGGGTACGTGAAGGTGTATGCCCATAACTCAGACGGAAACCTACCACCAGAGCTAAAAAAGGAAGTCATAGAGAACCTTAACAACTACAGGGCAGCAGGTATCGAGGTTGAAGTACTACCCATCATAAAGAAGTCAGTCAACCTTAGCCTAGAAGTTATTATAGGTGATGATTATGATGTACAGGTATACAATGAATTACTAAGAAAGTTAGTAATTGACTACTTGAATGGTTATTCAGTATCTAACAACTTGTACATGTCTGATATAATGTATGCTGTCAAGTCTTCCTATAGTGACATCATAATCAATATCATAATTACTGATGGAACTGACACTAGTGTGTTTAATAATGAGTTGATACGAGCAGGAAATGTTTCAGTAACTTGTAAACAAATGAAGGATTGGAGGTAATAATGGCTCAATTATCATTCTTAACTTACTTAAGAGGGATATACAACCTTAACCTTCAGAGTTCGTCTGCAGTTCACAACGTAATTATTCAGGCTATTTATGACTGCTTTGTTATGACTGAGGAGGATATAAGTAGGTCAAGGCTAGATATGTGCTTGTCTACATCTAGTGGATACTGGTTAGACTTATGGGGTGAGTATTTTTCTGTATATAGAAAGTTGAATGAAAGTGACAAGCTTTTCTCAAAGAGAATTATTGACTCTGTAATAAGACCTAAATCAACTATCCCTGCTATAAAACACAACATTGTAGACTTCATTAACGCCAAGCATAATACCAGCTATTCTGATAATGATGTGGTAATAAAAGAGCCTTTTAATGATATTGCTAAGTACTCACACAAAGGTTGCTTAAGCAGTGACGCTAGATTTTTTTCTGGTGATTACTACACTCACTCCACTATTGATGTTACTGTACCAGATTCCAGTCTTGTTACTAAGGAGCTTATAGAATTCGTAAGAACTATAAAGGCTTCTGGAGTAAAGGTATTATGGAATGTATCTAATGCGTATGACATTATCAAAGGTTTTTATGAGACTGACGATGCTTATGCTTCATACAGTAGGTGGACTCAGATTATGCTGGAACTGTCTACAGATAATGGGTTTGTATTATCTACATCTAAAGCATCCTTAAGTGATAAACAACAGCACCTTTTATCAGGAAAGAAAGTCATTTGGTATGAGCTTGACTCATTTTATGAGTGGTACTGTAACACTAATCCTAGGAACACAAGTGATAAGTTCGTTATTCGGTACTATGAACTGCTGTTCGCTGTCAATGGCTACGGAGAAGTATATGAAAATCTGTTGAAATTCCACAAAAGAGTTTTCAGTTCAGACACTTCTATACGTAAAACAGATGTGGAAGTACAAGTAAATAAGTTGGCTAAAGCAGTTCTTAAAAATAAGGATATTGAGACTCATGATATGATTCTTTTTGACCTGTTTTCAAGATTTGCTAAGTCACAGATGTCTGGTAATGACGTTAAAGCCTTGTACGATGTGCTAGTAAATATAGAGGTATTTGTTAAGGCTTTCGGCTTAATAGAGAACTTAAAGTATAAAAACAATGAATACTACAGAAACATCCAACCGCCTATCATTGGCGGAGAAAGAGCTATGTGGCTTGTAAGGAGAAATAAGAACTGGCTATGGGACACTCCTACAATAACTCATGCAGACTTATTAGCGTACTATGTGCCAGACACTGGTTCAGAGCCTACTGTTAACAGCATTATTGAGTTTGAAGATGCTTATTATGATGGATACATTACATTTGGAGACCAATACCAGCCACCAATATCAGTGGTTACAACTACGGTATAGCTTTATGTGAAACTCTAGTAATATTATTGAAAAGATAAACTTTAAAATCAACAAGGAGGGAATAAGATGGCAGTAAGATTACCTATAGCTACTACTATGGGTCACGTAAGTAGAGCAATTAGCTTTTATGAACTTCCTAATGTATACTTTGCTTTAGGAAAAACATCTCCATGGGATAACGAGAATGCGGAAGGATTTGTACCGCCAGCTCCAAGTATGGATGCTACCACACTAGAAGAGCTAGTTGGTATGAAAAAAGTATCAACTAAGTCCTTGGTATATCCTGATGATAACGGAACTATTATCTACAGAGACCAAACTTGGAGAAAGGTTACTGTTGACGAGGCTATTAGGCTAGGAGCACACTGGGTGTATATTGAAACATCTATGTTATATACAGATTTTCCAGTAACAGCATACAGACAAATTGGTGTTTTTAGCAGAGTCAAGCTTAATGCTGGAGTAAGTCAAAGTAAAGAGGTTCTGCTTCCAGCAGACATCAGTAATGTCGGCGTGCTAGAAATTTTAGACCAAAGAAAAGTAGTTACCAGAAATGAAGATAGTAGAGACACTTTCTCCATGATTGTAGAGTTATAAGTTATAGGAGGTTGAAAAGTATGGGAGACATTAGTTCTGTAAATCAGTACTACAACTTATTTAACAAGACTAAGGGTTACACGGAGTTGCTGTTTAGAGCTGGTAGGGTTCTTCAATCCAAAGAGCTTAATGAGATGCAGTCAATTATTCGTAACCAAATCAAGAACATTGGAGACACCCTGTTAACTAATGGAGACATTATTGAAGGGTGTCAGCTTGTAATTAACGGCACTTCAGTAACAGTAACTAAGGGAAGAATCTACCTTGATGGAAATGTCAGGGAGATTCCCAATAAAACGATTACAATTACTGGTGTAGGGAATGAGGTAATTGGAGCACTATTAAGAAAAGACGTTGTAACTCCTAATGAAGACCCAGAGCTTAATGAAGTAGCTTCAGGGTATGACAACTACAATCAAGATGGTGCTTACAGAATGAAAGAAGTTGTAGATATTGTTATCAACAATCCATCAGCATCTATCTTGTACAACTTAGAGAACGGACAGCAGGTATCTGTCAATACAGCTGAAGACTTAACTCAGATTGATAAAATCAACTCTACCCTAGCTAGAAGAACTTATGAT